GCCAGCGGATCGACCCGCTGATCGACGAGAGCCCCGAGCTGCGGGAGCGGGTGAAACCCGCCCGGTCGCGCGACGCGGGCAACACCATGCTGTCCAAGGAATTCGCGGGCGGCATCCTGATCATGACCGGGGCCAATTCGGCGGTCGGGCTGCGGTCCACCCCGGCGCGCTACATCTTCCTCGACGAGGTCGACGCCTATCCGGCCTCGGCCGACGAGGAAGGCGATCCGGTCACGCTGGCGGAAGCCCGGTCGCTGACCTTCGCCCATCGGCGCAAGGTGTTCCTGGTCTCGACGCCGACCATCCGTGGCCTGAGCCGGATCGAGCGGGAATACGAGGCCAGCGACCAGCGCCGGTTCTTCGTGCCGTGCCCGCATTGCGGAGTGATGCAGTGGCTGAAGTTCGACCGGCTGCGCTGGCAGAAGGGCCGCCCGGAGACGGCGGAATATCACTGCGAGGGCTGCGACGCGGCAATCGCGGAGCACCACAAGACGGCGATGCTGGAGGGCGGCGAATGGCGGGCGACGGCCACGGCCGCCGATCCGACCACGGTCGGATATCACCTCTCGGCGCTCTATTCGCCGATCGGCTGGCTGAGCTGGGAGCGGATCGTGCGGGCTTGGGACGCGGCGCAGGGGTCGGACGAGGCGATCAAGGCGTTCCGCAACACGATCCTCGGCGAGACCTGGGTCGAGACTGGAGAAGCGCCGGACTGGCAGCGGCTCTACGACCGGCGCGAGCGCTGGACGTCCGGCACGGTGCCCGCGGGCGGGCTGTTCCTGACCGCAGGGGCCGACGTCCAGAAGGACCGGATCGAGGTCGATGTCTGGGCCTGGGGCCGTGGCCTGGAAAGCTGGCTCGTCGATCACGTCGTGATCGAGGGTGGGCCGGACCGGCATGACGCCTGGTCGGAACTGACGGCGCTGCTCGACCGGTCCTGGCCGCATGAACGCGGCGCGCATCTCAGGATCGCGCGGCTCGCCATCGACACCGGCTACGAGGCTCCGGCGGTCTATTCCTGGTCGCGGGCGCAAGGCTTCGCGCAGGTATCGCCGGTCAAGGGCGTCGAGGGGTTCAACCGCTCGAGCCCGGTGTCGGGGCCGACCTTCGTCGACGCGACCGAGGGCGGCAAACGTCTGCGGCGTGGGGCGCGGCTCTGGACAGTGGCGGTGTCGACCTTCAAGGCCGAAACCTATCGCTTCCTGCGGCTGGCGCGGCCGACCGAGGAGGAGATGGCAGACGGGGCGGCGTTCCCGCCCGGCTCGGTGCATCTGCCGCACTGGGTCGAGAACGAATGGCTGAAGCAGTTCGTGGCCGAGCAACTGGTGACGGTGCGCACCAAACGCGGCTTTGCCCGGCTGGAATGGCAGAAGCTGCGCGAGCGCAACGAGGCCTTGGACTGCCGGGTCTACGCCCGCGCCGCCGCCTGGATCGCGGGCGCGGACCGCTGGCCGGACGAGAAATGGCGCGACCTCGAGGATCAGCTCGGGGCCGCCCCCACCGACACCGATCCCGCCGGGCAGATCAACCGGCCGGGACAGGCCCCGCAGGGCAAGCGCCGTTCCGACTGGCTCGGACGGCGCGGAGGATGGTTGTCTTAAGATGACGGACTGGACGGAAACCGAGCTCTCGGCGCTGCGTCGGGCCTATGCCAGCGGCACGACCCGGGTCAGCTATGACGGCAAGTCGGTGGACTACGGCTCGGCCGAGGATCTGCTCGCCCGCATCCGCACTATCGAGCGCGCCATCGCGGGCACCACGCGGCCGCTGCCGGTGGCCGGGCTGGCTCGCTTCTCGCGCGGGGACCGCTGATGTCGGCGACCTGGTTCGATCACGCCATCGCCACGGTGGCGCCGCGCATGGCGGCCCGGCGCGTGCTGGCGCGGCAGGCCTTCGAAACCCTGACGCGGGGTTACGACGGTGCCGCGCGCGGGCGGCGGACCGAGGGCTGGCGCGCGCCGGGATCCTCGGCCGACACCGAGATTGGCGTGGCCGGGGCGCTGCTGCGCGACCGGATGCGCGATCTGGTGCGCAACAACCCGCACGCGGCCAAGGCCGTCGCGGTGCTGGTCAACAACATCATCGGCGCGGGGATCATGCCGCGCGCCGCCAGCGGCGACGACAGGCTGGACCGCAAGGTCGACGCGCTCTTCGAACGCTGGACAGCCGACTGCGATGCCGACGGTCAGCTCGACTTCTACGGTCTGCAGACGCTGATCTGCCGCGAGATGGTCGAGGCGGGCGAGGTCCTGGTGCGGCGCAGGCTGCGCCGCTCGTCAGACGGACTGCCGGTACCGCTGCAGCTGCAGGTGCTGGAGGCCGACTTCCTCGACGCCACGAAATCCGGCGTCCTCGGCGCGGGGCGGCTGGTGCAAGGGATCGAGTTCGATCCCGTCGGCAAGCGCCGGGCCTACTGGCTTCATGCCGAGCATCCGGGCGATGCCTATGGCGCCTTGCAGAACGGTCTGCAGAGCCGCCCGGTCCCGGCGAGCGAGATCGCCCATGTCTATGAGAAGCAGCGCACGCAGGCGCGCGGCGTGCCCTGGGGCGCGCCGGTGATCCGGTCCTTGCGCGATCTCGACGACTACGAGGTGGCCGAACTGGTCCGCAAGAAGACCGAGGCCTGCGTCACCGCCATCGTCTTCGGCGACGAGGAGGCTCAGCAGGGGATCGCGCCCTCGGTCGTCGATGCCGACGGCAACCGGGTAGAGCAGTTCGAACCCGGGCTGATCGCCTATGCGCGTGGCGGCAAGGACATCCGCTTCAACCAGCCCTCCGCCACCGGCGGCTATGGCGAATACAAGCGGGCCAGCCTGCACACCATCTCGGCCGGGTTTCGGGTGCCCTACGAGTTGCTGACCGGGGATCTCAGCCAGGTGAACTATTCCTCGATCCGCGCGGGGCTCGTGGAGTTCCGCCGCCAGATCGACGCGGTGCAGTGGCAGCTCTTCATCCCGATGTTCTGCGCCCCGGTGTGGCGCTGGTTCACGGAAGCGGCGTGGGCGGCGGGGCAGATCCCGTCGCCCATCGTACCGGTCGAATGGTCGCCGCCGAAGTTCGAAGCGGTCGATCCGCAGAAGGACGCCATGGCGAACCTGCTGTCGATCCGCTCCGGCACCATGACGCTGGCCGAGGTGATCGCGCGGCAGGGCCGCAATCCCGACGCGGTGCTGGCAGAGATCGCCGCCACCAACGCCAAGCTCGACGCCCTCGGCCTCGTGCTCGACAGCGACCCGCGGCGCGTCACCAAGACCGGCAGCGCGCAGAGCAGCGACGCGGCGACCGATCCGGCCGCCGAAGAACCGGACACCGGCGACCCGGCCGCCGACGCTGACAATGACCCGGCGCAGGCCGACCAACAGGACTGACCCCATGGACACGATGATCGAACTGCCGGCCATGCGCCGATCGGCGGAGCTTGCGCCGAACACGGCCGATGCCGACAGCCGCACCGTCGAGGTGGTCTGGTCGGCGGGGGCCCGGGTCCGCCGCGCGACCTTCTTCGGCGAGCCCTATGACGAGGAGCTGAGCCTCGACCCCGCTCATGTCCGGCTCGACCGGCTGAACGCGGGCGCACCGTTCCTGAAGGTGCACGAGCTCGACACGCTCGACGCGGTGATCGGCTCGGTCGTGCCGGGCTCGGCCCGGATCGAGAATGGCCGCGGCATCGCGCTGGTGCGGATCAGCGAACGCGCCGATGTCGAGCCGATCTGGCGCGACATCCAGGCCGGGCACATCCGCGCGGTCTCTATCGGCTACCAGGTCCACCGCTTCGAGGTCTCGAAGCCCGAGGCCGCGCGCGAACTCTGGCGCGCGGTGGACTGGACGCCGTTCGAGGTCTCCGCCGTCGCGGTTGGCGCCGATCCCGCCGCGGGCTTCCGCGCCCAGCATCCCCTTCACGACTGCGTCCTCCACCGCCGGGACGCCCCTTCAAGCACGAAAGGACCGACCCCGATGACGGACAAGACCCAGACCCCGGCGAGCGACGCCGCAACCCCCGCCACCACCCAGCCGACCGAGCCGGTCGAAACCGAGGACACGACCATGACCGAACTGAGCTCGGCTGCGCCCGACCCGAAGGTCGCCGCCAGCGAGACGCGCGCGCAGCCGAAGACGCAGGCGACGCCCGCGCCCGACACCGAGGCCATCGCGACCCGCGCCCGCGAGGCCGAGCGCGACCGCGTCTCCACCATCTACGATCTGGCGGGCCGCCTGAACCTCGAGCGCAGCTTCGCCGAGGATCTGGTCAAGCGCGGGGTCAGCGTCGACGAGTCACGTCGCCTGATCCTCGACCAGGTCGCCGCGAAATCCGACGAGACCCGGACCTTCCCGCATGTCTCTGTCCCCCTCGGCGGCCGGGACGAGCGCATCACCCGCCGCGACGCGGTGGCCAACGCGCTCCTGCACCGCTACAGCCCGACGCTCTTCCAGCTGGAGGACGCCGCGCGCCAGTACCGTGGCATGACGCTGCTTGAACTCGCCCGCGAAAGCCTCGGCAATGCCGGGGTCAACACGCGGGGCCTGTCGCGCGACGAGGTGGCGACGCGGGCCCTGCACTCGACCTCGGACTTCCCCGAGATCCTCTCGGCCGTCACCAACAAGACCCTGCGGCAGGCCTACGAGGCCTATCCCCGCACCTTCATGCTGTTCTGCCGCCAGGTGCTCGCCACCGACTTCAAGGCCATGCACCGCGTCCAGCTCGGCGAAGCGCCGCAGCTGCTGGAGGTCGGCGAGAGCGGCGAGTTCAAGCGCGGCACGCTCGGCGAGAGCAAGGAGAGCTACAAGGTCAAGACCTATGGCCGGGTGGTCGCGATCACCCGCCAGACGCTGATCAACGACGATCTCGACGCCTTCACCCGCATCCCGGCGATGTACGGCAACTCCATCGCGCAGCTGGAATCGGACGTGGTCTGGGGCATCATCACCGCCAACCCGGCGATGGCCGACGGCAACGCGTTGTTCCACACGACGCACAAGAACCTCGCTGGGACCGGTGCGGCGCTCGATGTCGGCAGCGTCGGTGCGGCCCGCGCCGCCATGGCCAAGCAGACCGGCCTCGACAAGAAGACGGTGCTGAACGTCCGCCCGGCCTTCCTGATCGTGCCCGCCTCACTGGAGCTGAAGGCCGAGCAGCTGGTCGCGCAGAACCTGGTGCCCGCCGCGACGTCCAGCGTCGTGCCGCAGTCGATCCGCACGCTCGCGCCGATCAGCGAGCCTCGGCTCGACGCGGCCAGCGAGACCGCCTGGTACCTCGCGGCCAGTCCGAACCAGATCGACACCATCGAGTACGCCTATCTCGAGGGCCAGCAGGGCGCGTACATCGAGACGCGAAACGGCTTCGACGTCGACGGGGTGGAGATCAAGTGCCGCCTCGATTTCGGCGCCAAGGCCATCGACTGGCGGGGCCTCTACAAGAACCCGGGCGCGTAACGCACCCATCCTGAAGCCTGACATGCGGGCGGTTCTGACGGACCGTCCTTCGTCTTTCCACGAGGATCACCCCCATGAAAAACTACGTCCAGCCCGGCAACACCATCACCCTGACCGCGCCCTATGCCGTCGCCTCCGGCGATGGCCTGCTCGTCGGCTCCATCTTCGGCGTCGCGAGTGGCGCCGCCGCCCTCGGCGAGCCCGTCGAGACCGCGCTCGTCGGCATCTTCGACATCACCAAGGTCGGCTCGCAGGCGTGGACCGTCGGTGCCAAGGTCTATTGGGACGACACCAACAAGCGCTGCACCACGGTCGCGACCGACAACACCCTCATCGGCGTGGCCGTCGAGGCGGTGGCGAGCGGCGCGGGCGACACCATCGGTCGGGTGCGCCTGAACGCGGCGTTCTGATGAGCGCCTTCGCCGCCGCGGTTGGCGCTCTCTTTGCGGATCCCAACATCGGCTGGGACGCGGTCTACATCGCCGACGGCGGCGCGCCCGTGCTGGTGCGGGTCGTTGCCCGGCGCGCCGACGCCATCACCGACTTCGGCGATGGGCGGCTCTGGTCCGAGACCACCCGGATCGACCTGCGCGTCGCCGAGGTGGCGAACCCACGCCCCGGCGACCGCTTGGAAATCGACGGGGACGCCTTCCTCATTCAGGGCGAGCCGGTCCGCGACCGCGAGCGGCTGGTCTGGACCGTCGATCTGAGGCCCGCGTGACGGCCATGAAGCTGAAGCTCGACATCGATCCCGACATCGTCGCGATGATGGCGGCCGAGGTCGCGGCGGGCGAACGCGCGGTGACAGCGGCCATGCGCGAAGCCGGGACGGGGCTGAAGTCAGCGTGGCGGCTGCAGATAACCGGTGCGGGACTCGGCCCCCGGCTGGCCAACTCGATCCGGAGCCAGAACTTCCCGAGGTCGGGCGAGAGCCTGGACGCCGCGGCACTGGTCTGGTCCAAGGCTCCGGTCATCGTGGGCGCGCATGACACGGGGCCGCTGATCCGCTCGAAAAACGGGTTCTGGCTGGCGATCCCGCTGCCCGCCGCAGGCAAATCCCTGCGCGGCGGCCGGATCACCCCCGGCGAATGGGAACGGCGTCGCGGCCTGCGCCTGCGTTTCGTCTATCGCCGCACCGGTCCGAGCCTGCTGGTGGCGGAGGGACGGCTGAACACGACGGGCCAGGCGGTGGTCTCGCGCTCGAAGACGGGGCGCGGCAAGGTCACCGCGCCGATCTTCCTGCTCGTGCCTCAGGTGAAGTTGCCGAAGCGGCTAGACCTGGCGCGGGATGCAGACCGGGCATTGGACCGAGTGCCGGGTTTGATCGTGGCGAACTGGGTGGAGCGGCGGCTGTGACTATTCCTACCAAGGTCTTGGCAAGTTGTGGTCTGTGACAAGATGATCACTGAATGCGCCGTCGATCTTCGATGTCAGGTGCATGAAGTGTGCACGGCATTCCTGCAGCAATCCAAGGGTCAATCGCGGAAGCCCATTGTTACCCCGAAGCCATGGAACATCGTTGGGTAAATCGAACCCGTGCGCAATTGAATGGCGAACGAGCACCCACGTATTTGTGCGGCGTCGAACTTCGCCAACATCCCATTGCCGTCGCCCTTGGCGCCATTCCCAAGATGGCCAAGGGTTGAAGCCCAACGACTCAAGGTAAAGGTCACGAGTGTTCACATCGTTTGGCGTATTAAACTTCTTGACCGCGCTGGCTATTTGCGCGCGCCTCATGTTGAAAGACTGCAACGCCCAACTTGGCGCAGGCGCGGCAGGATTTTGCAGATTCGCAGCAATAGCATCGATCGCTTCTACAAGAACTTTTTCATTGTAGGCCTGCCATGCCGCAACTGTGAGCACGACGCCTGCGCGGTGAAGCGCGTCCTGTTCGTGACGCCTTCCCCTGCCAGTCTGCAATTTCCCATGAATGGAAATCAGTTGGTCAACCAGAACGAGTTGTTGAGAGAACTTGGTGAGCGCCACGGACATCGAAAGTCTACCTCAATTCGCCACGTCAGGGTGGTTGACCGGCACTCACACGTCAACAACAAGCGCTCGGTTCGGATCTGAGAAATGCCCACTCCTCGCGAAACCATCCTCGCCGCGCTGCATGCGCGGCTGTCGGCGCTGCCCGCAACAGCCCTGCGCGGCGAGGTGCTGCCCGAGCGCGTTCCGGCCGAAGGCCTGCTGATCCTGCGCGACGGCGAACCGGGCGAGCCCGAAGTGACGCTGTCGCCGCTGGCCTACCACTACCAGCACCGCGCCGAGATCGAGGCTGTCGTTCAAGGTGCCGACCGTGACGTCGCCTTCGACACGTTGACCGCCAGCATCGGTGCCGCGCTTGCCACCGACCGCACGCTGGGCGGGCTCTGCGACTGGGTCGAGGCGGAAGCGCCGCGGCCGGTCGACCTGCCCGTCGAGGGCGCGGCGA